CTGCTAATTTCATTTCTCGAAAAATTCGCTGGCCTTCGTCGCCCATAGCGACCAGATCCGAATAACTTAAGGGCTTATTCGTAGAACCTCCACCCACTGCACCCTGTGAACCAGCGCCACCAGATGACGCCTTTACAAAGTGCGGGTTTGTTGTCAAGAAATCACTTACAAGCTCATCAACGCTTACGGGGTCGCCGCTGTCGTTGTATCGTGGTGTCCCGTTCGAATCCACAACCTCTGCTGTGCCGTCTTCAGACAGCCGAACCGCACCACGTACTAACTGCACAACCTGCTCTGCCGATACTGCGTTGTTTCTACTCGCCGCCGATAGCAAAGCGCCATCGACTAATTGGCTTTCAAGACGTTGCTTATACGTCATTATTTCCTGATCTTTCTTTTCGACGGTCTGTTTCAAAATCGACTCGAACTCTCCGCGTTCCTTCTGCTTCTCAACTTCAGCCTCTTGCTGGCGTTGTAAAAGCTGTCGGGCTTCGTCAAGGTCGATGCCATCAAGTCGCTTATCATATTGCCGCTTAGTACGGGCAACACGGTCAGCCACTATTCGGTCGAGTTCCTCCTGCGTGAACGTCTTAGTTTCCTGAACTTCGGGTGTTTCCACTGCGGCGTCAGTGACCGCGTCAGCCATGATTTCATCGCTCATGTTACGAATCCTCTTTCGAGTAGGGTTAATTGTATCAAATTAGCGTGACTTACGCTTTTTCTTACGCTTGTCTTTCTTGTGGTACGGCATACGTCCTCCTAGTCTACGACTGGCACCCAATAGTGCCGACAGTTGTAACCGCCTCTAACTCTAAACGGGTCGCCTGCTTTTTTGCCTTTCCAGCTCTCCGCCCAGATTTCTCGTATCTCGTCTATCGTGTATTCCTTGTCGACGTGCTTTTCACAGAAGTCTCGCGTTGAGTCAATAATATCACCCGAATACCTAAAGCGTTCGATACCTGCCTCTGCTGCACTAGCTGACGCTACAGACGCGCTAAACTCAAATAAAGCATCGTGCAGAATCGTCTTAGAGTGTCGTGCGAGCGTTGAGTCTAGCAAACTGTTCAGCTCATTTAGACTTTGACTGAATGGCGTTCCTGTCAGCGTGTTGTTGTAAACTTGCTGATACAGCGTTTCAACGAATTCACTGGCTAGCTGCTCGTGACCTGTAAAGCTAAAGTTTTGCAGTTGACCGATGACGCTCTGCGGTACACGAAAGTCTGCAAACTGAGACATGAAATCTCGTGTCAGCTCTACCGCGTCAGGATACTCACGAATGATCGAATCTATCTCTTCAAGAAACTCGGCACGGACAACGCCGTCTAGCTGTGCGCGTAAGGCAAGGGCCGCATCGAGGTCAAACAGTACGCCGTCACGCAGTGGCAATCCTGCAAGCTGGTCAGTCAGTCTTTGCCGTAAAGAAATAATCGCCTGCGCTAACCTACGCTCATGCGGGTCAGAAATACCATTAAGGCTAGCTATCAGCTCGTCACTGTTCATCTGCTGGCGCTACTGCCGTAAAGTCACCCAGTGCCTGTTGGCCTTGCTCTATCTCAGTATGCGCTTGTGTCAGCATTTCGTCGTCTAGTAGTAGGTCAGCAATCTGCTTATCGACTGCCTGCGCAAATGTAGTAGAGCGGACACCTGACGCCTTAGCCTGTTGCAGGTAGCGCAGCTCCGATTCATAGTCGCGGATATCAAAGCTATCGGGGTAGCTGATCTCTACTTCATGCAAGTCATGCCCCTGCCACGTACACCACAACTGCCATAGCTGCTCTTCGGCTAGTTCTAAGATGTCAGCCTTCTCAGCCAGTTTAGCGTTGAGCATTTGGAACTCTGTTTGCATCGCCACGCCTGACTGCGTGATTGCCTCGGTGCCACGTACTGCACCCATGTGCGACATGCGATTGATAGACTCGATTTTGTCGCTGATAGATGCGCGGATAGCGTCGAGGTTAGCGCCACTTGGTTGCATCTGATACGGCTTAAGTGCGCCGTCCATATCGTCGCTTATATTAATGACCGCACCAGCACCGGCACTGGCGTCTGTGTCGTAGGTCTTAACCAGTGTCGGGTGGTTAGAGATACGGATAAGTTGTTCGATCTCTGACAGCTCTTGATAGATCGCCTGCTGCATATAGGCAATGTCACTGATGTCGCTAATACCCATGCCGCGAACAACCGAACGATTGGATGGCAAGTTGACTGCTGGTATTTTGCCGATGGGATTATCGACCACCTCGACAGTGCTAGCCTCACTGCCGTTGTATCGAACAAGCTCGATTTTGTCTTTGTACCAAATTCGGAAATAGGTTTCGATCGTCGTGCCGTCGATGCGGTTAACAGACTCGCGCACCTTCATGTACGTCAGCTCGTGGCGACCGCTGGGCATTCGCTCATACTTCCAGTCGTAGACGTTCTCAGGCGTAATCAGCGTTACATAAGGGCGTATCTCTTGCGCTAGCTCCTCTGCCCTTGTGCCTGCCTGTGATTGCGGCTTATCAAGCATGAGCCAAACGTGGCCGTACACGCTCGACCATATCTGTGCTTCACGCATAAAGCTGTTAAAGCTTTGCCCGTCGAGGTTAGCATCTTTCAAAAACGCATTGAGGTCTGCGCTGCCTTCCATCTGCTGATAGTTACGAGTTGGTGGTACGCGCCATAGGAACGAACTATAGACATGGACGACATTACGGCAGTGGTTATCGACCGGCGTTAGCTCAAGCCGCCGTGAGTATGCATTTTTGTCTTCGTTGAGGTAACTGGTCAGATATGAGCCGTCGCGGTAGTCCTGTCCGCCCATATAGCTCCGAACATAAAACTCCCAGCGTGCGATATTGCTTTCGTAATCTGGGTGCTGGTACTCGATATCTTCGTAATACATTTACGTCCACCTCTGCGGGGATTGCGGCGCATTCGCCTTTCTAATTGGGAATAGATACTCCACCGCATAACCAAGTGCGTCGTTCATGTGGTCAAAGCCGTCTTTTTCTGGCTGACTGGTGCCTTCCTTGTAGGTATGGCGTTCCAATGACTCGATCACCTTCTTGCACTTAGGGTCAACGTATAAACGTCGGACGCCATCGTTAGATAGTAGCCGACTGTTCACCGCGTTTATTCTGTCTCGTACTGCCGCATGAGAGTTTCGGACGCGTACCTCGAAACCCGCGTTCTGCAATATAGACAGGTCTGTCCTGCCACCTGCACTTGTCTTACGTTGCCGACTCGCAGGGTCAGGGTATATCACTATTGTACCATTTCCGTAGCGTTCGCGAAGCTCTGCGACCATCTCGTCGGTATTAGACCCAAACATCACAATCTCGTCGAATACGTGGAGCGTGTTTCCCTTGCGCGTCATCAGTACCGCAGACATCGGATCGAGGTTGAAGTCCATGCCTACGTGTATGACGTCGAGGTCGTCTGTATGTCTTACGACTGACTCCTCTCGCTTAAATGCGTAGTAGATAATGCCGCTGTAGTTGACGAATCTGGCTTCGTATTCTTGCTGGAAGGTTCGCTCGTCCAAGTCCGCTTTAGCTGACTCAATTTCTGTCTGTGCAACATTCCCGCCTTCAATCGTGGTGTATTGATGTGAACTCCATCCGTCATCGCCATCTAACCCTTTACCGTATAAGTCGTAAAAATGATTTCTTCCCTTTGGCGTTCCTATGAAGACTGCCGAACCGCCCCTATCACTCAATGAAGGTCTCAGCACCTCGTACCATGCTTGTGGCCGCATATCGGCAAACTCATCAAGTACAACAAAGTCTAGCGAGCGCCCACGTAAGTTATCGGGTTTTTCAGCTCCTTTTAAAGAAATGGTAGACCCATTTAACAGGTAAATAGTGAGCGAAGACTCATTTGTTTTTGCTATGTATTCACGAGGTATTTGCTCAATGAGCATTTCCCATGCAATTTCTTTCGCGGCCTTATACGTCGGAGCGACATACCAAACGTGCTGATCTTTAGCCGTTAAGGCTTTGCTTAGAATCTCTGCAGTACTAAGAAACGTCTTGCCGAATCGTCGCCCAGCAACAACAACGCGGAACCGAGCCGAATCATCGTAAATTTCAGTTTGAGGTTTTGTCAGCTTCATCGCGCGTAAGCTGTATTACAACAGGCGGCAAGTCTTGTGCTTCCGTCTCTGTTTCTTTCCATCCTGCCTGTGTTTTTAAGTAGAAAATTTGCGCCGTTGTGTTTCCGTCGGTAGCACTTCGCAACAAACTTTGTGCGACTCGGCCTATAGCTTTTGCCTTTCCTTTTTTATAGGCGGCAGAAACTGATTCATCCCGAGACAATACTGCTCGCAATGTTCGAGCTGGTATGCCCATGTAGTCAGCTATTTGATCTTGATTTAGTACAGCGGCTAATGTTTCTAGCTCTGCTATTTGCCCTTCTGTTAGCTCTGTTCGCGGGCGTCCCCCGCTATTCTTAGGCATTAGGTTGGAGCGTACAGGTCGGAGTTGCACCGCCCAGACTAGGTTGGTCACCTAGCGCCTGCTCTTTTGTACGCTTAGGGTATGGCTGAGATAAATGAGAAACTTCAGCTCGCATCTGTTTATCTAGGGGCATAATGTAGCAATGTTTTCCTAGCGTGTAAAAAATTTCTGCGTAAGGGTCGAGATGTTTACGAACTTCATCAATAGTCTGTCGAACACCTTTGCTTGCTACAGTTTTTGTGTGTATTTTTTCGCCATTGATAATAAATGCACTTCTGGAACCTTTATTTTTATGGCCTGTATAAATCCAGTTTGATGCTTGATATATGCCACCATGATGGTTTTGGTCGACATCTGCATACGAGACAACTAAGCGCAATTTTGGGTTTGCTTTTTTTAAAAATTTAAGTGCTATTGTAATGATTTTGCTTACTGGAGTGATGTGTCTATTCAATGCTATTCTAACTAACTCGCAACCTTCATCTTGCTGTAACCCGTAAGGTTTGAGTAGTTGAGGGTTCGCACCTCGACCAAAAACCACTACACCAATAAATTTTCCATTTTCCCAAGCCCCAACTTTTACAAACTTACCAAAAGAAGGCATGAGACGACTGTAGTGCCAGTTAATACAGGCAAACTTTGCCGCCTCGTGGCTTGCCCAATCTATTTTAAGCGTAGGCTTCTGTGACACTTTTCAGCCGCTCACCAAATTTGTTTTTTACTGATTGCACTACTTCTTCGATGCCTTTGTAATCGAGGTCAACTACAGTCATCTTTGTGCCATCAAATAGTTCGACTCTGAATGCCTTACTACGCACCCCGCCTTCTCTAGACTCAAAGCGGTTAAGGATGTTTTTGTTTTTTATTTCGTGATTCATTCGACCTCCCTTAAATCAAATTGACTATCACAGTGCGGACAAGTTACCCACTTAGGGTCTAACTCGTCTAGCTGTCCTTGATCTGCTTCACTAGCTGGCTCGAAGTCAACTTCGTTAAGTAATAGTGATAGCTCATCTGTTTCAAAGCCTAGCAAGTCAAGATTAAAGTCAAACTCTTGTAAGCGTTTTAACTCAGTGAAAAGTGCTTCATTATCCCAGCCTGCGTTAAGTGCCAGTTTGTTGTCAGCGATTACATAGGCTTTGCGTTGCGCCTCACTAAGCCCGATTAGTTCGATAGTCGGAACCTCAGACAACTTTAAGCGTTTAGCCGCTAGTAGCCTGCCATGCCCCGCAATAATGCTATTTTTCTCATCAACGAGTATCGGGTTTGTGAATCCAAACTCCATAATACTTGCGGCGATTTGTGCTACTTGCTCGTCGCTGTGTGTGCGACTGTTCATAGCGTAGGGGAATAGGTCTTCGGTTAACTTATAGCTAATAGATAGATTCATAATTCATAAAGGTGACGGTATACCTTCGGCCCATAGTAGGCCATGTGTTTGCCCGTCTCTTACTTCTCCGCGTTTAATGTCTTGGTGTGACATGGGAAAGGTTTCTACTGCGCCGTCATCGAAAGCGACTAAGTAGTTACCCTCTTGCTTAGGCATCGTGCCAGTTTCTACAGGATGCCATTCTATTGTTACTGATTGCAACATATAGTGTTCCCCCGCGCATATTATACCAATATATGCGATTAGCGTGCGGACAATAAATAACGCCTATTTATTTGGGGTAAAAAAGCCCGCTAAATGCGGGCAATGCGTCTCTACGCTGGAAATTTGTATCTAACTATCTCTAGTGGCGGCTCGTCATTATCATCGAGCGGCACTATGCTGTAATCAAATAATATCGCCATGTCTTTCTCGTGTCGGTTAGCCATAGCGTGTGCGGCTTTGACTGCGATGATCGTGTCCTCAATCTCGTCGCTGTCCATTTGTGCAAGCCGTTTCGTAAATCCCTCTAAAGTCAGGATGACCGTCTCTACCATTTGTTTGCCCCCATAAGTCTACAAATTCGCAGTAAATGTCCTGCTGCAATAGCTCCTCTTCGTAGTCAGCTTGCCCTACTATCCCCAGCATAAACAGAAATAAAATCACTGCTACCAGCACCACTGCCCATGCGTCCGTCGATAATTCCTTCATACAAACCCCTCACCTTTGGATTCTTTCGTAGCTTCTCTAGTGCTACCGTTTCGATTTGCTTTACCCGCTGACGTGAGATGCCCATAACTGCGGCTACCTCTGTCAGTGTCATTTGCTCTGTAAATTTACTAGTCATCACTCATTGCGCGCATTATTTCAGTGAACGTCAATTCATTGTTTTGAATTAAAGTGGTGACTATGTAGCTAAACAAGTCGACTGCGTCGTCTCTACTAAGGCCATAAAAAATAGAGTTACCGAAAGTAGTCATCATTAGCCAAATAATTTCTGAAGGCTCTAATGGCGACTCTGTGCAAATTGCAAATACTTTTTCCATCAGTTCGTTAGCTTCTGGTGACAATCCCTCATTCAAATCCTCACCTGTTTGAAAGTCGATAACCTTGCCCATCTTAAAGCCTTCCGTAATTTTTGAAGAAATCGCGGGCTGAACCGTAATAGGCTATTCGCCACTTATCACTAAAGTCGATGCGCTCACTAACTTTAATACTCCACTTGCCTTCTTGATTGCGCATGATGTCGTAGCGATATTCTGTATCGCCGTGAATTTGGTGGCTTTCAGTGCGCTCTGCTTTATCGTTAGCCTTCAGAAAAGATTCGATAGTTAAGTCTCCGCCGTCTACTAATGCGTTGCTTAGCAAATGTGCGGCGCCTTGTGGATAGCCGTCCCAGTGATGATAGGCGGTGTCGCCTGTGTAAAAACGGTATGTTGCTCGTGTTGCCATTTTGCCTCTCCCTTGTTAGTTCTTTATTGAACTTGGAAAGACTGTATTCGGCATATCGTTATT